CAGATACTTGTCTCTGCAACTTAACACACTTTACATTTTGATACCAACTAGGATCAAACACCATAGCTGTTAGAGAAGTGGAAAATGCTTTTCCTTTCATATTGAGCACCATTTCAGGCCAAAGAATTCTCCAAAACCCACAACCACCGTAATCTGCAATATAGTTAACATATCTATATTGGTTAGAACCATCACTAGGTGGTTGTTGCTGTTGCTCTACAGCCCTATGACCTACTGAAGGGTACGGATATACTGGCGTCGGTGAAACTACAGGGGACACAAAAGGTGCGATGAACATATAGTTAATTACACTACATATCACATATATCCACTCTAGTCGTTATACCATTTTTCTTTTCTAGATAAATTGTTTCGCCTGTAATAGCTTTTAGAGACTCTTTTCTATGCGAGATAATAAACGCACATTCGTTATAAGTATCAATTCTCTCGTTAAGGATATCTACTATTAGATCTATACCTTTGCTATCAAAAGATGAATCAAATAACTCATCATAAATTGCCATATTGTAGCTCACACCACCTTGGGTTCTTCTTATATCGCTAAATGCAAACAAACACGCGAGGTCAATTGACTTTCTCTCTGCACCTGAAAAGTTAAAATATGAACACACTTTACCTTTCTCGTTAACAATCTCCTCTTCAAAATATTCGTTAAACCTACAAACCGAGTTGGAGTCAAGTTTCTTGAGATAGTAAAACAGCCTACTATTTAGTAAGTCTAGAAGCTTATTAACGATGTAAGATTTTACGCCCTCTTCACTAATAACAAATTTAACAACGTCTAACTGAGACGACATTGCATTAATTTCATTCTGCTTCGAAATTGCATCATCTAAACGAATATTTGATTCACTCACGAATGCATCAAATTCGTTCGTATTGTCTTCGACGTTGTTGATATTATCGATACATATACACTGCCAATCCTGCAATTGCTTAATTCTATCGTTAATGTTACTAATGCTTTGTTTGTGTAAATTAATTTTATTAACTACATTATTTTTAATAATTATAGCCTTTTTAATTTTATCTTTATTAGATTTGAGATTTTCTAACTCTGTTTTTTTAACATCAATATTTTCTTTGATGCTTGTGATATCGGAAAAAATTTCTTCCTTCTCAGATTTAATTAGATCTGCATCATGCTCGTCAATAGATCTAAGACAAACCGGACACTTACTATCCGTAGTACCTATCTTACTATATCTATCTCTCTTATACATCGCATCAGAGCGAAGCAGCGCAATACTCTCAACAAGCGTCTGAATAGACGCATCTACTTCAACTAATTTATTCTCAAGCTTTTGTATGATAAGTTTAGTTTCATTTATATCTGGAACATCCACTTTAGATTGTATAGTGTCTTCTAGTTCTTCTAACTCCTTTTTATTATTGTTATATCTCTCTGTAGATATTCTTATTGAGTCCTGTCTTTTCTTATCTACAATTTCTTTTTGAGCTTGATATGACTTTATAGAGGTTTTAATTTCATCAATTCTTGTAGATGTTAGATCGCCATCCTTCTTATTATCTGTAATTGCTTGCTTTAGAGCAGAAGCCATCTTGCTAAAGACCTCCAACCCGAATACATCCTCAATAAACTTTCTCTTCTCAACCTTTCCCTTTGCCATAAAGGGAGTTGCATTATTCAAGGTCATGATAACGCAATTCTGAAAAACAGCTGGAGATGCGCTCATAATATCACACAAATAATTAGTGGTATTAGAAATGCTATCTCTCGTTACATCCTCCTCATCTTTATATAGAGATACCTTTGTAGGTCCTAAAGTACGCACTATATGATAACTATTTGTCTCGCTTGGAGATTGTACTCTAAAATATAACTCTACTTGAGTTTTACCACCTGTTTCGTTATTAGATATAAACTCCTTCTTAATATCTCTCATCGTATCACCAAATACGGCAAAATATACAGCATCGGCTATGGTAGATTTTCCAACACCATTCTGCCTGTCTGGCTTATCGAGATTAACTCCTGTAATAGCATGTAGTCCTTTCTTAAAGTCTACTACAATAGGGGTCTCGCCTACAGAGAGGAAGTTAGATATAACAACTTTATCAAATAAAACACTTTTCATGCACTACACGACTTGTACAGATCTAAAGTATACTTTATAACTTTATCTTTATTGTCAATATCTAGTATATTGACAAATTCTTGTATAGCAACTTCAATATTAATCGTAGATAGATCCTTTTGAGAAATTAAATCATCTACGATATTAATATTGTTATCATATTCTGTAATGATTTGCTCAGGCTTTAACAAGCTAAGCTTCCGAACAAGGAACTCCAAATCTTCCTGAGTTATATTACAGTCAATTTTAAATTTAACTATATTTTTAGCAAAGATGCTCTTTACCTCTTTGGTAATATCACCTATCTCTGCCAATTCTCTTAGAGAGATCTTTTTATACTGTGGGGATATTTTATTCTCATAAAATTTATACTTTAGAGTCTCAAAGTCGAGGATGTGATAACCTTTGGCGTTATCCACGTCTCCGAAATCCATTTGAAAGGGGTTACCACAATATAAGATAGTGCCGTTTTTATATTTTCTCTCATTTCTAAGATGAAAATGGCCTGATATTACTAACTTTGCTTTATCTAGAATATCAGGAACATCTATTCCGTGGTCGCATACCTTTGAAGAGCTTATTTTAAATGATACAATCTCAAAGTGACCGAATATTATATCACTATCTGGTATATTTTCTAGTTCTGTACCCCACGAGCAAAATGTTATATTTTTTCCAAAGGCTTTGATACACTCCATACTATCGACGATATGTATATTATTCCTTCCCTTAAAGACAGATATGGAATTTACATCACATCTGTTTTTGTAGTATATATCATGATTACCTATAATCATGATTATATTAAAATCTTTTAATATATCAAAAATATTAGTAGACACCTGTAAAGTACTAACACTGATCTCGCTTCTGTTATGATGCCAATCACCACAAAAGATAATATCAGTTATACCTTTAGTTATTAGATCATCTCTCAGCCAAGATGCCCAATTAATAGCAATTTCATGCCACTTAGTGTTATTGGAATACAATCCAAGATGAAGGTCTGATATAACACAGACCTTTGAATTTTTAATCGTCATTATTGTAGAATTCGTCTTCGCTTCCTACTGGTTTAACATATACTCCGTTGCTACCTGCGCTTTCAGTCATGACACTTTCGTATACACGCTCTCTATATTGCTTTTCAGCTTCATGATGCCTTTTTTCCTTTTTAATTCTGTTAATGAATGCATTTGATGCGATCGTCGTAAAATAAGAGAAGGGATTACATTCTTGATCTTCTCCACCTCTCTCAGTACGCTTATCAAAGCTATATTTTTTTTTCGTTAAAGCTGAATACATTTTAATAAGAGCATCACCTATCATATCATCTTTATATGTATAATTTATAAAAGAGCCATTAAAACTTAATCCGTATGCAATCTTATTAACATTATCAGCTAAATCATCTGTAATTACATCCGTCTCATAAAATCTCTTTAGAGAGTTTTTAAACTCAACAGGGTTTACATAATAATTCTCTTTAGACATATATTGATAGTATAGTATGTATATTAAATTGCAACTATAATTTAATTATAGTCGACTTAAACTGTATTTTTTCTTTATCATATATCTCGCGTCTCTTTAGTCCATGAGATTCACTGTATGAAAGTATATCAGCTATATCAATAATATTAAGCTTTGACTTACTCGTATGTAATCTAAGACCTCTACCGATAGATTGTACTGTTCTGATAAAAGATTTACCTCCTGATGCAAAAATAATATTATGCAAATTCTTGATATTTACCCCTGTAGAAAAAATTGCACTAATAGCAACACACACCACATCGTCAGACGACTCAATAATTCCTTTAATTTTTTCACGATCCTCAACCTCAACACTACCTCTTATAAAGTATACCTTCTTTGATAGTGTAGATGAAAGTAAATCGTATAAAATCTCACCATGCTCAATATAGTTAACAAGTATAAGTGTATTATTTGGCAAATTACCTGCGAGCTTCTTGATAATATTGTTTCGCTTTTCATGTCTTAAGAGAAACTCTATCTCTGATCTATACCTGTTAGTAGATCGAGGTGGTTTATCCTTTCCGTAGTCCAGCTCCAAGATGTTAACTGTTACATCTGTAAGAAATTTTTCCTGTCTTAGTTCATGCGACGCCTTTACATACAAAACGGGGCCGAGTTTACCGATGATAGACCACACATCGAACTTACTCTCTGGCATCGTACCTGTAACTCCAAATTTTCTATGAGTTCGTATTTCGGTAATGATCTTCCCTATTTTATTTTCGTGCTTTACTTTGTGAGCTTCATCAACAATCAAAACATCTACATATTTTAACGCTTCGATTGATTCGAACTTGCTCTGAAGAATGCCAGCGTTACAAATTATAATGTTTGATGTAAGGTCTAGCTCATTACTTCCAGTCCATTTTGACACTGAGCACGTAACACCTACATCTATAAACTCATTATAGGTTTGTGTAACTAATCCTAGATCGGGCACAATAATCAAACACTTAAATGTTGTAGACTTATTGAATATTCTGAAATAATTTTCAGCGAGTGCTGCAGTTAATAACGTTTTACCTGCTCCAGTACCTAACACGAACGTACCTCTACCTGCTTTTAGTGCTCTATTAAGTGATTCAACCTGATAATCTCTCAACGTATGAACGAAATCTAAAAACAGACTGTATTCTTTATTATACTCAAGTATTTTTTCAAGTTCTCGTGATATAGTTGGTGTTATACCAAACTTATGGAATATAAAATCATTAATCTCAGCAAATAGACCTAACTCTGCCTTACCTGCACCTGTAATTGCATACTTTCTCTGCAAGAAGAATTTTCTTCTACCCGGGACAAACCTAGCTCCGTCATTATTAACAGAAAAATGCTCACGTACTATATCAATAATAGACTTGTCACCTTTGATAACGAGCTTTTGTGACTGTTTATAATAATCAAACTCTATCATAGTTGTTCTTGTCTATTAATTTCAATGATGTTTTTAATTTCCCAGTGCATCGTACTAAAGATCTTTTCTACTCGCTCCAAATACTCTACTAAAATTTCGTAATCTTTAATTTGATCAGTGATATCTCGTATCTGTTCAGCATTTTCTACTGCTGCTAAGGCACCCTGTTGTGTTAATTTCACTGGAGATTGTGATATAAGTGCTTTTGATAGCCTTTCTTTGAGATCCTTTTTGCTTTTATTGAGTTTATATAGGGTAATCTTAGCATCAATTAACCTCGCACACCAAAAATGCTTACGGGATGGTAGTTTATACTGAGCGTCTTTAATGTTAATCTCATTAAACACTAAATCCTTATTAATTTCTTCTCTGTATTTGTCTAGCAACTCCATAGTTTAATTATAAATAGATATATGCAATTATCAACTCGAACTACTCCCACATTTAAAACTTATTTTGAGGATGTTACGAGTGGTGCTCTAGGCGGTTCTCCGGGTGGTTTTGATCCTAGTGGAAATATATCAGGTTCAGACTTTTACGCTCCAGGTGACACCAGAATTCCTAAAGGTGGACGAGTTATATCACGAAAAGGTCTAGTAAAAACTAGAAAGAGACGTAAGACCAGACGTAAGAAGAGAGGTTAAATTTATTCACCCTTCCTTTTAAACTCTCTTAGATAATTATTCACCGCTTCTAGAAATCAACTGGTATTTTGAAACAATTACAAAAAAAAGACCCTGCTGATGGACCTTTAGATCTAGGACACTGGGCATATTCAGATGAATCTCTTGTAGTGTGTGATGTACCATTTGGATTTATATATCAAATCGAGAATAAGCTTACAGGGAGAAAGTATATAGGTAAGAAGCAATGTCAAACTATATTAAAGCGAAAGGCTTTAAAGGGCAAGACACGAAAACGCCATGAGATTGCAGAGACGGACTGGAAATCATATACATCTTCTTCTCGAGAGCTAAATGAAGATATTATTAAGTATGGAAAGGAAAATTTTACATTTTCCATATTAAAATGGTGCGATTCCAAAGCTGAACTAGGTTACTACGAAATAAAGTTACAGCTTGAAGTTGATGCATTACTAAGAGATGACTATTATAACGGTATAATAAACTGTAGACTAAGAACATTTAGAAAAAAATCCTAGAAATGTGAGTTGCAATTTTTAAACTCTCGTTATAATCTTCTAAGAGAGAGAAAATGAAAGATATAATTAATATTAACAAATATAACTGTTCAATTATTAATTTTACTTCTATATCTGATAAATCCGTTAAAGATTCGTTAGTGTTAATAACAGATTATAATATTGACATTGATATCGTCGGCGTTACAGGGTTTTACTACCACAGTTTAATAATAAACATACTATCATTAATAAAAACACACAAAGGCGTAGGTAATATACTGATTTACGTAGATAATAAACACGATGATAGTAGGATACCTGGTTATAAAGATGTAATATCTCTATTTTTAAAGTCATTTACATTGAGATCCTTTAATTATAGAGGGCCTATTGATGTTATCGTTGATAAAATTAACAAAATGGATGAAAAGGTAGTAGGTAGGATGGAAACCACCCTTATTAAAAATAAAACACCTACTCTAAAGCTAAAAAAGTTTAGGAAGTTTTTAAGCAGTCATGGATTAACTGCAGCTGAGAGAATTATTAACAGCGAGAAAACAAGTGTAATGTTTTTGTGTAAATGATTAATTGACAACCATAAATAAAAGAATGAATAAGTTCTTAAAGCTAATAGAACAGTCATTGCCTGACGAAGATAAGCAACTGCAATACACTGTAATAGAAAAAATTGTCAATATTTTTAGCAAAACCCTTAAGAGTGTACCAGGAATGTCTGTTAGTGCAGAGTATCCAGATAGATTTATAATCGACATCGAAGGGGATAAAATTGTATTTGCTATAGCAGATATGATTGATGGTGAAGGGGATTTTATAGACGAGGATGGTGAGGATGTATCATATAAGGTAGATCAGGAAGTAGAAAAACTTGCACAGAAAGCTAGTTCAGGTGCTAGAGGATTGGTGGGTAGAGCGTTTGGAACAGCTCCTCAAAGAGCTCTAGCTGCTAGAAAAGAAAGGGATAATATTGCGGCTCAAGGAGTTGATGTGTATAGACAGATGACAAAAGATATTTCTACAGCTATTCAGCAAGCAAAGAGTAGAAAAAATAAAATTAACGTAATATGAGAAAAACAGAAGCAAAACTCAATAAACTTTTAAGAGTGTTTAGGGAGGCTGATGAGGATCAGCAACCTACAGGTGAAGGTGCCCCTGACCCGTCTCAAAGCCCACCACCAGTGACGCCTAAGGTAGAAGCACCGGCTCAGAGTGTTACACAAAACGAAAAGGAAATCATAGATCTCCTTGCCCGTTCTTTCATTTTTAATCCAGAGGATTTTCCAGAAAAGAGAAGCTATATCGATAGAGCAATTGCAAATATAGGAACGAGTGTAAATATACCTATTCCCACTACTGTTGACGCTATTGAAGATATTGTATCTCTCAATGTTAATCTAAGAAAGAAATCAGGTGTAGGTAAGCTTATTAACAATCTCGAATCGAGAGCTAGTAAACTGTTTAAAGGTATTAAAATGTTATCTGAAGAGCTTAAAGACGCTACAGAGCCTCAGATTAATGATAAAGCTAGTAGTGAGGCACCGAAAGCTGCACAACCTGAAGCTTCGCAAGAAGTTAATTCTGAGTTTAAACTGGATTTACAAGAGATCTTTCCAATGTATAGAGCTTTAATAGCTAAAGCTCTAAGACATTCACCTACAGAGGATGAAATTATTAACCTACAGTCTGTGGTCGACGAGTTTACGGATACTGATCCTAAGAAAATCGTTACGATTATTAAAAACATGCTTTCACAATCACTTGAAGATAAAGAAGTGGAACAAGATCTAGCAGATGTCTAAGAAATTACAACAAATATACTCAGAAAGGGTTGTGAAGAGACCTATATCTCTTCACATAAGACCTATTTACGAATTTAATTCAAAAGCAGAGGTTAAGAAAGCTATTATTGATGCTAACCCAGATTTGAAACTTGGGTCGGATAAGAGAGGTGCTATACGCTTGCAACCTGCAACGAAAGTTAAAGATAAGGAAGAGTTTACAGATAAATTTCTTGAGACTTTAAAGGATATTAATCTAGTTATTGTTGATAAGATTAAGCCTGGACCTAATGCACCGTCTAGCAAATTTGACTCCTATGTTGTTAAGAGTGGTGGTAATGAGTTTGTTATTACACTTGGTGGTGGTGCTAATAAAGGTCAATCGTTCGAGCAAGAGATTATGAAATCGCTTGTTGATTATTTTGAGGGCGAGCAAGAAGATGATAAGCCTGCTATAATTGAAGAGTTAGAAGATGCTCTGAATGTAGAGTTTGTAGGTGTTGATAAGGGTGTCTCATTTACACGAGCAGTTAAGAGGCCCCTAACCCCTAAGGGCGCTAATGACAGAGGATATGAAATTGCAGACCTTACTCTTTTAGATGGTGATGGTGATAAATATTATATATCTCTGAAAAATAAAGATGGTAAAACTGTATCTAATGGTGGAGCATCGGGCATGTTTGACGTAAGAAATGATAGAGTAAAGTTTGTCAATAATGAAAGAGATGGTGTTGGTGGTGAGCTTTTTGACGCTGCAGGTGCTAGTATTAAGTTTATTGAGAGAGGTCTTACAGATTACGTAAATAAGGAGATGTCTCCTGCCGTCTTAAGAGATTCTAAGGATGTAACAGGTAAGGCTGATACGGATAAGCTTACGAAATTTATTATGTCAGCATTCGATTACGGTTATATATACGTAAAACAAAAAACATCGAAGAGTTTCGAAATTGCTGACCTTGATGATGAAGATAAACTGAGAGAATTTATAGGTGATATCGAGTCAGTGAGTATAAAGTATCCATACTACGAGGATGAGAGAAAATCAAGAAAGCACGTCTCTATTGCAATCGAGACTGAAAACGGTGTTTATAGTTTCGATGTGAGAAACGCTTCAGGTGGTATCATACCTAATCAGATTAACCTCGTTAGAGGTAAGTCTAAAGAAGATATGAAAGTAGCTAAGGCTAGTGTCACAGCAATAGATAAAACAAGTAAAACCTTAGCAGACGAGATAACAAATTTATGATTCCTTTTGCACATTACTTTACAATAATAACTGAGGGTGGGAATGTTTTTAAAAATAATCCTACTGTAAGAATTAATCTTGAAAATATCATGCCTACGGTAAATTTTCTTTCTGGTATACTAGGAATAGATTTATCAAAAAACTTACTAGGTAGTACTGGTAAGAGACCGTCTTCTGGAGACCTTGATATAGGTATACCAGAGACAAAAATGTCTAAAGATGAAGTATATAGAAAGCTTGCAAATTGGTGCGAGGAGAGAAACCTTAACCCTAAAGACTACATTGCTAAATCGGGTATAAGTGTACACTTTAGAACTCCTATCATCGGAAGAGATGGTGAATTTGCACAGACTGACTTTATGCTAGTTCGCGATTTGAAGTTTGCGAAATTTGCTCTTGCTAATAATGAAAGTGAGCCCTTCAAAGGAGTTCATAGAAACATTGTTATTTCTAATCTATCCAAGAACTTGAACCTAAAATTCGGTGGAATGAGTGGGCTTTCAAGAAGAGATACTGGAGAGCTAATTGAAAATAGCAGCCCAGATAGAATTGCACAGATTCTGCTTGGCGATCAGAGAGCTAAAGAAAGGGATCTAGCGTCTATACCAGATATTATCAACTTCTTACTTAAGAAGTATAAAGATAAAAACGTTGTGCTTGGAATGCTAAGTGATGCACGTGAAACTATATTA